AGTTCAAGCCCACGCGTAGGCAATTCGTTCAGCGGCGTGTGGATTCTAGGCCGTGATGATCCAAAGATGCGAGCTGATTCCGGTTCAAAAACCGATTGCAGCCGATTTGAGCCTGTTTCAGCTTGATGTCCACTATCTATGACCAGTTCAGGCTTATTCATGGCTTATGCTCACGTTTTGGGGTATATAACGTTCATGGAGAGTCGGGGGTGTTAAAGGCTGTTCAAAAAAACGACCACCTTTGCTCAAATTGCACATTTGGCACAACACTTGCAAATTCTCATCTAGGTCACTGCCATTCAAACGCTTTGGAACGATGTGATCGATGTGAAGCTTGCCTTCAGTCTGTCCACATCTTTGGCAGCAATAGCCATCACGAATCAGGATGCGTTCACGTATGCGTCTCCATCCCTTACGATCTGATGACTTCCATGCCCTTGACATCAGTAGTGCCCATGCCTTTCGTGAAATCTCCATGCGTTGCACATTGAACCATAACGCACATTGACATAGCGGATTGTTGCATCAATTTGACGATACCCATCGAGGTTGCGATAGTGCTGACTTCTCATCTGACCTAAGCCAAAGTGACTGCCATTCTTTGCTTTGACATTCCATCGTGATTCTTTATAGATGATCCTAGATAGGCAGATGAATTGCTCATAATTCACGATCCTTGAATGTGCATATAGTCTGAGCATATCTGCATCAGTAGCTTCTGCAGGTTGCACGTCTATTGCGAAAGAGCCTATGAATAGGCAGACCCCTAGCATTAGCTTCACTACTCGCTGCGAGCTACACCGGCACACCGGCTCTCGCGAGAGCATGAAGCGTACCGAGGCTGTCAAGTGAATCCATGAATTGTGGATAACTTGAACGGGGCTTCGGCGTGTTGTCCACAGGTTATTCACAGGCATCAATCCTTTCCCCAACCCGAACCTTTGAAATGGATGGGTGCGGATGTCCCCACTCTTTCCATAGATACCAGGCAGTAATCGCATCCCGGTGAAGATAGATCATCCTCGAATCCGGCTTTGACTATCTTGATGTCAGAGCAGACCGGGCACTTGAATTCATACGCTGGCATCTTGCACCTGGAATAGTGAGATACCTAAGACACCGCAGCTCATGCACTCGACGCAGTGGACGTTCGGTGGCAGGTTGTCGGTGACTGTGACTATCTTGTGTTCAGTCGATTTCTTTTCAACCCTGCAATCAAGCTTGATAGTTGCGAGCATAGATACTCCGATTCAGATTCTCGATGGGATTCAGGTCGCTGGGGTTAATCCAATATGAGCCATCAGATCGTTGCCTGGATGGTCTGCGTGCCATGCCAATGGGAATCCAGCCGATGATGTAATACGACGGTGAATTGCCAGTGACCAGCACTGCTACATCATCCGCACGATCACGATCACGAAGTATCAGACATCCATTTTTCCAGGGAGTGTGCTTGACTTCAAGATTCCATGACACATCAGCTTGATTCTTAAATGTATTGACCGTTCCCTCAAAAGGTAAATCGAAGTATTTGGCCACTGCATTTTCAGCACCTAAGGCCTCTGAGTTGCGTGCAATATCCTGGAATAGATTGAGTTTCTGCACGCTGTAATCGTTCATGCCTTCAGAGCCGACTGCACGTTCTAAGGCTTTTACTGCGCAGTTCATTTCTTCATCATGATTGAGTTTGACCAGGATCATTTGCACTCACCACATATCCAAATCATCGTGAGTCCTTGCGTGCCTATCATGTGGCCACCTGCCAAGGGTTTCCACATTTCGCACTTATCGCACCAATCAATTTGAATTGGCAGATTCTCGCGAATTTCTGTGCCATCCTGCTGGATTGTGAGTGCATCTCCATTTGGCATCTGCATGAATAGTTCACCCATCAGATTTGTTGCTTCCATTTACCATCGCTGCCAAGCACCATCCACACCGGTGGGCACTGACTAGCTTTGACCTTCTCAGGGCATACGTAGCCGTGATATGCCTTGCCTGTCTTTGGCGATGTGCCTTCCTTTAAAATCATGTGGCCGTGCTTACAGATTGGTGACTCTGACTCCATCTGTCCACCAAGTTCAGCTTTGATTTGCTCCACTGCTGATTTGGCCGTTGTAAAGCCATCTTCCCAAATTGGCTTACTCCATGGATCGTCCTCGACGAAAGTCTTTGGCATAGTTTCCACTTGCTGCATTGATTCCAGGCTGGGCTTTGTCTCTGTGCCCAATACGACTGAAGCGCATCGACCAATTGCACTGCTGACGGTATCTTCGATATACCAGCGTTTCATTTGGACGTTGTATGCCCCAACCATGCCGTGTGCGTAGTCAATAGCGGCTGGCTTCTCATCCTCATAATGACGATAAATCCGGCACTCGATGAGGATGTATCCCTTTTCGGAATTCCAATCGATAATCGATGTCTCTATGCGGTTGGTCGGATATGTAGCGTGCAGTCTGATGACTTTCTGATTGACGGTTTCATACCCGTCCAAGAATCCGGCCATTATTTGACCGCCTTGCGTCCCATGATCTTGCCCCGGACTATGCCGACGGCCTTGCCTTCACGAAAGCCGACTGTGTAGCCGACCATGAATCCCCCGGATACTCCAATGAGTAGCCAGGCTGCTGTCTCCTGAATTGAATACATTTGTTCTCCCGATGGAAGCTTGTCTGTTCTCCCAAGTAGAACGGTGACGCATCGGGCTGACATTTGCAAGAATGACGCTTAAATCTCGGCGTGTCTAACGCTTCCCGTGGTCATTTAGGTGCTGGATGAGTAAAGCCCGGATTTCCCGGACATCATGGCGTAAGCCTTCGGCGAAGCCGTTTGAGACTGGCCGTGAATTGCGTTCAGACTTAGCTGCGAAAATGGCAGCGATGGCCGAAATTGTGGCCGCGGCAATTACGCCAACGGCCTGAATCGTCTCGGTCATTTGGCATTGATACCGAACTGCTTGTCATTTGGATTCAGGAATCTAATGATGACGGGTACGACGGCAGCTGCACCAGCTGCAAAAATAGCTTTTGGATCGGTTACTCCTGCCATCCATACTGCCAAAGCTGACGCCAAGAATGAACGCAACCATGAAGCTGCGACTGCCTTGAATTCATCCATTTTCCTTCTCCAATTTTGCTATCAACGCGGCGACTTTCGCCGGTGGTAGAGCAATTTCAAAGTGCATCTCATCCTTGCGGTTTCGATAATCTCCACCCCAAATCAAACCGTATTTCTTAGCCAGTGCACGGATCATCGGCACTTTCTCATTTGGGAATGTCCCGACTTTTCCTAGTGGATGCTTTGTGGCATTGAGATCGATGGCCGTTCCCGATGAATGGTTGGAAAGCTTCCCCACATTTCCCCGGACATCGCGATAGCAATATCCCCAATCATCGAGACTGCCCCCATCGATTGACTCGATAAGTCTGTCGAATTCGCTTGCGAATCCAATAAGCAATGGTGCAACGGCTTCGGCACATTGAAGCTTCAAGGTAGTGCCGGGTACTGTAAATGACTTGATGCCGATTTCACCCTTGTCCTTAGACGCAGGCCAACCGTTTGCTGAAATCATTGAGTTATTAAAACCGCTTCGGGTGCAATAAGTCCAAGTGCAATTAAATCAGAAATTCCCAATCCCAAAGCAGTTAATTTTGCAATTGAAGCTTCTTTTGCCAATTTTAGAGCTTCTTCTTTTGCTTTTAATTCTGCAGCGATTTTTAAGTCCAGTTTTTCCTGTTCTAATTCTTCTTTTGTCAATGGACGTTCAATCATTTCATTTGTTTCAGTATCGATGATCAACTTCATTATTTTGCTCCCCATAGATTAATAACACCGTTAGCCAAAGTGGTAATTGTTCCTGAACCCACAATACGAACGATATTGATTTGAGAAATTTGGCTCGTACTGTCAAAATCGCCAATTACGTTAAAAGTTCTCCAACCAACTCCCCCGTTGTAGTAGGACGATGCTCCTTCATAAGTCTTATATTTGGTTGAACTGTTAGCATTAAAAATGCGAATATATCCACGGCTTACGTTTCCATAAGCCGAAGAATCAGTGTGATTTGCTACAAAGCAATCACTAGGACGTACTGAAGTGCTATCGGATTGTGCCACGGAAGCCGTTGCGCCTGAGCCTTGAAATAATTTTGAATTGTAAATTGAACTAGAATTTGCGTTAAAACGAATGTCAAAACCAGTGCTGGCACTACATTGAACACCCATCCACTCAATATAAAGTTCTTTATATGATGAATCAATTGATGTGAAATCAACTCCGGAAGCACCAGAAGGATTTGCACTTGAAATTAAAGTCAGACCACTACTTCCACCTGACGCCGTTGCCCATTTCATGCCCGTGCTTGCTGTTGAATCTGCCGTCAAAATTTGTCCATCAGTACCAATGGCCAATCGTGCCGGTGTATCAGCTGCGGTTGCAGTTATGAGATCACCTTTAGCATCAACGATGGATGCTGAAATATCTCCCTGCGCTTTTGTATTTGCTGTATTTGCCAAATCGTAAGCTGCTTTTGTAGCTGTAGGGGTTGATGCTAAAACTGATGATGTGGTTGAGGTTGAATCACTGAGTTGGACTGCGCCTGATTGTGTTGTTGATGATGATTGAATTCCCACAGTAATTGCGCCACTGCTGCCCCCACCTGTTAAAGGGCTGGTCGCTGTAATTCCAGTGATGTCACCCTGGTCATTTGCGATCCATACGAAGTCCATGTCCGTATTGGAATTTTTGGCAAGGATTTGACCTGATGTGCCACCCAGCAAATCGGCCATCGATGTTGCAACTGCTTGTCCAAAGACTTCAAAATCGGCAGGTAAGTCCGTCACCAAATCTGTGTTGGTCGGCATTTGCCAGCTGAATGGTGTGGTTGGATTACTCATATTTTCTCCTTATGCGACAACTAGGGCATTTTCCCATGTGAGAGTTCCCACGATGGTATTCCAGCGTTCCGACACGCTGACATCTTCCCACTTCATGGCCTGTAGTGAATAGGCCAAAGGTGATAGAAGTGCCGTGACGGAAATTGTGTTGTATCCGGCTGACCACTGCCAGCCCTCGACGAATCCGGCATATTGACCGGCTGACATATTTGCCGGAAGATCAGAGATTCGAAGCGGAAGCCCCATGAATACATTGATGAGGGCATCACGATCAGCATCGTCAATTTCAGGGTTTGTAAGCTCGAAGCGAATTGATTGCATCATATATTGCGGATAGGCACGCAGCTTCAAATAAAAGGCTGCTTGCGAAGTGGCATCGGCTGCGTCGTGTAGCGTGGTCGGGATAATTTGAGCCAATCGGCCATATATCGAAACTGAGGTCAAATCTTCGTCATTGACTTCATTTTGTGAATTCTGACCATATTGAATCGTGATGTCATTTCGTACGTCACCGGCACGTGTTTGCACCTTGATTCCAGCTGCCAAAGCTTGAGCCGCTGAAACGTCTGTGTAGCCGTTAGTCGCTAGATACTGGCTTCGATGAGTCGAATCCGCATATGAGATTCGTCCCTGTGCATCTTCGTAAATGTAGCCAAGTCCGGATGTGGCCAAAGCTGAAACGAGTGAATAGACATCGATGGTGTCTGCAGAACCTGATCGGAGTGCCAAATCATAGTTGCCCGGTGTGTCAATTTCACCAAGTCCAGTATTTTGAGCATTTGCCCACGTTTCAGTGGCAGGCGTGTAATTGCCCCACGTTAAAGCTGATGGCACTTCCGACCAGTTATTGATCAGCAAATCAGTAAGCACATGACTGATTTGAGTTCCATCATAAGCACGGGCAATGGCCGCTGAATAAAGTGCCTTTTGAAGCCGTGAAAGTGCACCCAAAGCAATGACGTTGATTGATTGAGTGATTCCGATATTGCCAGCCTGTACGACTTCGATGGCAAGATCAACGACTGAACCGCCAAAGATAGGCACGAAATCGCCATTGGAATCTTGCAATGAAATTCCAACGGAATCATTGATATTTATGTTCACCTGGGATTGGCTTACATTGTAAAGCGTCAGATTGCAATATCCGGCCTGCGCCTGCTCATAGATATTATTTCTGCCACTTTGGATGCTTAGATTTGCCAGGACGAATGACTGGTATTGCACTCCATTGATTGTCACTTCCCAAACTGGACTGAACTGGGTCATGTGACCAAAGCCCCTGCACCGCCTGTACCGCGATAGTAACTATTGTTCAACACTGTGGTTATGCTACGTGCGGCCGCTTCAGGATCGCCGACCACTCCCATGTTCACGGTCACGTTTGTCGTGCCTGATGCCGCAGCAATACCTGCAATATTTGAAGTATTGACTCTGTAATTTGCTCCCACGAATTCATTACCCATATCCACTACTGATGCAGCCGCCGCAGCTGTCCCGGCTGATGATCCGGAAACGGTCGGAGCTGTAATTGTTGGCACTGATGGGATTGCCGGTGTGCCCGTGCCCGAACTGGACTTTGGAATATTGACTGTAGGTGCTGATGAGACTGGAATTAAAGGTACGTTTGGCAAGATTGGAATCGAATTGTATTTTGTGAGAAGCCAATTGATTGCAGAGATTGCCCCGGTGATTGCTGAAGTGATGACTCCAACGATGTTGCCTACGATGTCAATGACACCGCCTGCGATTATGCCTACGCCTTGAAGTGCTTTACCCAATACCGTGCCGATTACTGGTGCAACGTATTCAGCGATGAGTTTGCCAAATGCCAAGAATGAATCCATGTTGTCGCCGATGGCGTCTTTGACGTATCCAAATGCCTTAACCAAGCCATTCCAAATTGGTGTGAATACGTTCGTGATGGTTTGACCTAGATACAAGATATAACCGGTCAATCCACCGGACTTTTCAGAAAATGCGTTCGATACTTTCTCGACGATTGGGATCACATTGACGGTCATGAAAGTCATCAGCTTTTCCAAGATTGGAAGCAAGGCGAATCCGATGGTTTCTTTGGCTTCATCGAAAGTGACTTTGAGACGTTCCATGCGACCTGCGAATGTATTGGCGTTGGCTGTGGCTGCACCAGCGAATAGTTCGGAAAGCCGACCCGATACCTGCTCAAATGACATGGCTTTGAGTTCAGCTGAAGATAGTCCGATACCTAGTTTGCCAAGTGCGGCTGTATTGCCGTCATAGGCCTTTCCTAAGGCGTTTGCGACCCCTTCCAGCGGCTTTCCGGTCTGTGCTGAGACATCTAGTGCCAAAGCCAGCAAATCCTGCGCCTTGCCTGCATCGCCTGTAGATAAAGCCAATCGAGCCATGGCCGGACGCAGCTTCTCATCGCTGATGCCCGTGGCCAATGACATCTTCAAAATTTGCTTTTCAACGGATGCAATTTGGTCGTCAGTTGCGCCGGTTGCGTTTCTTAAAGCTGAAGCCAGTTTGACCTGTGCAGCTTCATCCTCGATGGCAGCCTTAACCCCATCGATGCCAATCTTGATTGCGTAAGCCCCGGCAGCTGCAGCTGCGGCAGCAAATGCCAAGCCAGCCTTTTTGCCAAAGTCACTGATTTTGCTAGATGAATCTTCAACGTCGGAATTTGCCGCCTTCAGCGATTTATTCAGCTGATCGACGTCGGCAAGAATCGAAAGCTTTAGCGTTCTTGATCCCGTAGCCATTACCACTCCTTCAGAATTTTATCGAATGAATTTTCCCACTCATTGATGATGTATGGCTGTTCGGCACGCAGAGTCGGATAGATAAACCATCCACGCGATCCACGGCCTTCACGACCTGACCACACTGGAAATTGCTTGAATCTATTTGAACCGAATTCTGAACCGCCCCAAAGCTGCTGCGTAGTTGCGCCGCCACTGTATTTCTGTGCCACGAATCCGAAAGAAATCTCACCAATCTTGCTCGATTTACTTACACGCGATCCTTCAGCAATTCGGCTGGCTACATTGCGTGATTGCAACGTGCCTGCCTTTTCACGAATCTTGCCCTGCAAATATGAAGCCAGCGCATTGGACGTGATTTTGGCTTCTTGAATTGCCTGGTCGTCCATAGCTTTGAAAGCTTTGATGACGCCACGAAGATCGCTTTTGTCGTACGCGATAGCTTCATCGGTCATTTTTTGCCTCCAAAATCTCGATGGCTGTCAATACATCTTCCGCAGTCTCCCAATACTGCATCGGGATTCCGGTTGCAATAGCCAAATCAACGAGGATTCGACCTATGCTTCCGGCTCTATGGCTTTTGGGTTTGTCTCTCCCACGGTCACTTCGACCACGGTATCGCACCAAATTTCATAAGGTTTCACCGGCTTTCCAGCGTTCTCACGTTTCATGGCGTGATATGCCAGGAAAAGAAGATCGGATATACCGATCTTCTCTTGTGCCTGCGAAATAATGTTTCCGGTCAGTCTTTCCCACTTTGCCCACTCAGGTGGTTGCGCTGTGTAGATTTCCTGATTTCCTGCTGTGTATTCGATTGTGATTGGTAGTTTCATTTTCTCCCGATTTCTTTTTTTAGTCGAGCACCGGCGTGGTCACGCAAGTGAAGGAAAGTGATGCAGTCAATGCATCAGGTGCAGTTCCACCCAAAGCCGGGAAGATTGGCTGAACGCTGAACGCGTATGCCACTCCTGCGACTGTGAAAAGGACTGGCAGTGCTGTATTTGGTGCAGATGCAGCTGCGTTCCAAAGAGCTTCGCATAATGATGAAACTGCGCCAAAATCTTGAAGCATTTCAACTGCGAAAGTGCCCTGGGTGTCTGTGGTGTAGTAAGCC